TCTTAGTTGCGTCTATTGCTGCACTTGCTTTGATGTTTGCATTTTCAACATTAGTTAGATTGTTTCCTGTTGCATCTGCATCATAGGTTTTGTTTGTAAATGTTGTAGTAGAATCTGCTGTAACCCTACCTGTTTCATCTGCTGATTGATTAATCCATTTTGATGTTGTAGAATCATAAGCTAAAACATCTTCATTTGCTACACTTGTAATATTTACATCACCAATGTCATTAATTGCATTAACTACACCACCACCGTATTGAATCCATTCTTTGTTTGAACCGATAGTTCTACACATTAAGATCATAGGACTTGTTGTGGATAGTGTTTCTGTTCCATCACCACTTAGTAATCTAATCTTTCCTGCACCCCCTGAATCATCACTTGTAATAGTGACAGATGTTGCAGTTGATTTTGCTATAAGATAAATTAAATCAAATTCATTAGAATCTGTTGGTGTAATTGTGTTAAGTGTTCCATCTGCTTGTATCTCAATTAATGTTCCTGTTGATGCTATTGCGTTTGTTGATATTGTTGCACTTTGTTTTGTAAAACCAAGCATACCTGTTTCAAGTTTAGTATGTGTGGCGTTCCAACGGTCAACAGAAACTTGTTTATTTGCATCGTTTGAACCTGTTGCTGAATAAGAATGTGTTATTCCACCATAGCCAAGTCTAGCCAATTAAATTACCCCATTGTTAGTAGCCATGTGACAGCAAGAGTATCACCGTTAACAAGGGCAACAGAAGTAAATTTTGCAGCATGTGCCATTGTGCCTGATGAACTTGCATTAAACAGTCCTGATTTTTGGACTGTTGTAAATGTGGCAGTTGAATTAAATGTTTTAACTAAAGTTGTGACACTACCTGATGTTGATGCAGTATCTGAAATCTGTCTATTTAATCCACCTGTTGTTATTTCCCCTGATCCTGCACTTAGATTAGTATCTGTTGCAGCAGGGTTTGTACTATCTTGTGATAAGCCAACAAATCTACACCCTACACCACCAGCTGATGTATTTGTATAACATTGATCATGAAAATAATCCTTTCCAGCATTAGTTAATAGATTATGTTTATTCTTAACAATAACTTCCTCATTTGGTTTTCCTTCGTTTTTAATAATTGTAACATAGCCATGAATTGTTTGATTATCATTTACTGCATGTGATTTACCAACAATAAAATCTAATATTTCATCGTTTGGTATATTTTCTAAAAAGGTCATTGTGCTTTACAATCCTCACAAACCAATATTGGATATGTTTTTCCATTTGTTAATTTTCCTTTCCAAGTATAATTGTCAATCATATCACCACAAGTAATACATTTTGATGAACCCCTATGTGTATGTTCTTTATCGCCTAAATGTTGAATCCAATCCTCAGGACTGCCTGTTGAAAATTTATGTTCTGAACAAGTAAATGCACCTGATGATTCTGACATATTAGTTATCAACTTCTATTACAATATGAGAACTATTCAAGTAAAGGATCACTCTTTAGGGGTTCTGTTTTATATGCTCTTGTAACTGCAACACGTTTTGTTCTTGCTGTTGGATCAGCTGTTAAAATATTCACAAGTGTATTAAATGTCTCTTTATATTGTTCATCCCAAAATTTTGCCCCTTCATAGTTTTGTTTCCTGGCATTATACAATGATGCAACATATTGATTAGTTGCTTGTTGAGCAGTTGTTAAATTACCACCTGTTAACGGTAATAATTCTGCATAAGAAGTCATTTGATTTGTAAAAAACTGATCAGCTTTAGTTCCAAGTTGTTGTAAGATGGAATCTTCTGATTCAACATTTAAGGGCACGTTCAAAAGGTCTTTAGTGTCCTGTAATACAAAATAAGTAAAGGCCATATTATTCCGGGTTTTCTACTTCCTCGACTTGTTCAGCAGTTTGATAACGTAGTGATTCTGTATTAATTGCTGCTGTATTATCTACCTGAAATACACCTTGCTTCAATAATCGATATAATTGACTTCTATTACCATTTAGATTCTTTTCCATAAAATGTGCCATTACATAATTATTCAAATTAATCATTAAGAGAACTATTAGAAAAAGGGGAAAAATTAGGTAATTTCCTAAGGGAAAATGACCTAATGTGTTAATGGGTCCATTAAGACAGTTTGACAGTCCTGGCAATAGGGAATATCATATTGCTTGTCGTTATCCAAATCTATCATTACAATTTGGTGGTCCTTGTGATTTACAGGATCTTGGAACTGTCTTAATCTTGCACTTCTTATCTGAGTAAATTTACCTGTGCCCTTGTTTTTTTCTTCTTGCACTTTTGCAATTTCCTCAGTAATCTGTTCATAGTTAGTTGGCATTACGAATATTGTGAAATATTAGTTATTAAAGTCGTCTAAAAATTTGGGTGTAAAGGGTTGTTACGTGTGCAAGTAAAGTGCCCTTGAAAAAATAAAAAAAGAAAAAAGTAGGGTTTAAGCCCAATTAATTATTCTATGCACTAACGCCTGTAAGTTTTCTTCCAGCATCATTAGTAGTCTTGAGTGGTTGAAGGAATTGTCTTATGACATATCCATCTGCCGCACGATATGGATCTCTAAAGGCTTCGGCTACGGTTGGTCCTTCACCGAGTAGCATTGTTTTACTATCAAAGATAGTTGCAACTGTGCTAGTAAATCCTACGTCAACTACTGCTGATATAGATGGTAACTTTGGCATTTCCACTTTTCCACTAATCACACGATCATCTGGGCGTGTGCTAGCATGGATGAATGTATTGCTGAGATAATCAGAAATAACACGTGGGTGCATACAAATTGTGTCCGGTCTAAAGTGATTGTCGGTGATAGTTGTGATTGCATCTACTAGATCGTCCAATGGGTTTCTGTTTGAGAAATCACCGTTTGTGTTCATAGCACCCCAGTCGCCTTTTGCTGATGCAGTTAATGATTCAATCTCGGTAACGATTTGTTCATTTGCTGCTTTTGCAAGTGCGCCTGCGGCTTGATCAACTTCAAAACTTAATGGATCTATTGTGGCTTTTAACTGAGATTCATCACTCTCATAAATTGACACAACATTTTTCCAGAGTCTAAGTTGGGCTTGCGTAAACTTGTTGGATTTTTGATCTGCTTCTGCTAATTCAGGAACTTTCTTTGAAGCACTGAATTTATCTGTGATAGGAACATTGAGTTGTAGTTTTGGAACTGGAACTCGTCTAACTGCATTAATTGCATTAAAGTCACGCCATTGTTTTCGGATTACTTCGGAAAGTAAATCGATAACAGTGATGTTATTTAGTGATGTTCCATCAATGTTTCCTTGTCTAAAGTCACGTTCAGCTTGTCGGAATGTTTCGTAGTGAATAGGTTCAATTCTACCATCGCCTAATTCTTTACCGGGATTTAATTTTGCGATTGCTGTCATGCCTTGATCTCTACTGAAATCAACACCTGATTTATCCCAAGATCCCTGATAGAATTTTTGGTTGTATGGCGAATAAGTAATTGCAGTATCTTTTCTGCTCATAGTCCTAACCTCACTATAATTACGTCATTAGCTGCTGCATCTGTTTTTGGTCCTGCTTCTTCACCCTCATGGCCATAATATCTTCCAATATGTGTTTCTGCTGCAAATATTCCTGTAGCTGCTACACATTTTGAAGCACTATCTGCTTTAACTGCCTCGCCCGGTTTTATGGCACCGCCCGCTGTACAATAAACATAGGTATTTCCAGTTGCTAATCTTATTGATTTTTCTCCGGCACTACCTGAGGAATTATCAACAGTTTCTACTGCTATAAATTTTCCTCTTGCTACTGTTCCAACTGAGTTGGTTGCTAAAACTGCACGTCCAGCTGCATCAAGTGCTACTACTTGACCTGTTGTTATGGATGTGGAAGCTGCGACTGCAAATTGATTAATTTCAATTCCAGTGCTTCTTGCTAAATCGCCTGCTGCTGCTGCCATTAGTTAATTCCCCCTCTTAATCGTTTAATAATACTATCAACGCTTGCAGATTTATCCTCAACACTAGCATATCTTACTTGGTATCTTGGTGAAACTTTTGCTTCAACAATTTCCTTGTAATTGCCTGCTAGTTCTTCTAAAGTAGATTTATCTAATTTAGATAGTTTTGCATATTCTGCTCTTGCATCAATATTACTATCGAAAGATTGTTTTGCTTCAAGGATTGAATCAATCAATGGTTCGACTTCTGCTGCTTTGATTTTGGATTTGAGTGCAGATAATTCTGATTTTAATGATTTTACTTGGCTTCTTAGTGAAGCATCTTTCTTATCATCTTCCTCATCTTCTGCATCTTCTTTTTCCTCATCTTCGGCTTTAGACATTTCACGTTCATACTTTTCTTCTTCATCTTCGGCTTTTTTAGATTTTTTTGATTTACGAGATTCTTTATCTTTAAGATATTCCTCTTGTTTGTCAGTCAAATCTAATTTATTTTCGTCCTCAGATTCTTCGACTTTATCTTTTTCGGATTCGTCATTTGCGTATTTACGTTTCATGTTGTTGCTTTTCTTGATATTTTTATGCTTATCAGAAGTATCTTTGGAAAAAGATTGGCTTTGAATATCATATTCTTCATCCTCACTTAACCCGGCTTCTGTATCATTTGGTGGTGGTTCAGGTGTGTTTTCTTCTTTAATTTTATTTGATTCACCACATTCTGAATAGCATATTGCTAGTGCTTGTTCATCAAGATCCTTACCAGCTTCTACTTTTTTCTTAATACATCTTTCAACACATTCATTTGCTGCAATCACAAATTCCTTATTGCCTGATTTTATTGTTGTAAATTTACCACATGATGATCGACTTGCTTGGACCTTGTTTAATTGTGATAGACATGTTTCACTATTTCCTGAACATCTGCCTTTAATTTCTGCCTTAGTAACACCATAAGCCGGATCTTTTACTGCTGCCACATGAGCACCTGTAAAGGAAGTAATAATTGAACTGCCATTATTATAATCTTCATCTGAATTATCAAATACTATACTAGGACTGACAAAATTTACATCACCTCTTTTTAGTATTTCAGCTGCTGAATCATTAGTTATTTCTGCTAATCCCCATGCCTTGCCAGATCGTTTCTCAATACCAACTTGAATAATATCACCAACTCTATATGCCTCTTGTTGAACCATTAAATCATCCCCACTAACTGCTGATGGATGATCAAATTGTGGTGTTAAAACAAACGGTTTACCAATAAAGGAATTAAGATTGGACCTTAATGCTGCTTCTGTAACACCCCATCTATTAAGATTGAGTGAAGCATCTAGTAGGAAAAATTTAATGAAGTATTTATCTTCATTTTCAAACTCAATTAATGCCATGATAAAAATTGTATATCAGTAAATAACAGAACTATTCCGGCTGCTATGCCTGCACCACATAATGTTGCTAATGCGTCCTTAATCTCTACCTTACCATAACCTAATGAATCAACAAACTCTTTACCTAATGCAAAAAAGAAGCCTGATAATATCATAGGGAAATAAAACAAACCCATAATAGATAATGCAAACCCAACTACAAAATGTGCTAATTTATCATTCATATTTGTTTTATCCATTTTAAGATTTTTTCAATACTTGCATTTTGTATGTCTTTTTCATCTACACCATAAGTTAATGGCCTTATTCCTGTATCATCTGATGGTGTATAGTTTTTAGATTTTGATTGCCATTTCTCATTCTTTTTCATTGTATCAATTATTAGGTCCATTTTCTTTTGTGTGAGATTATGTTTATCATCTTTAACTTCTTTTAGACGTTGCTTATCATTTAATTTTTTAGATGGCATGCCTCTATCCTTAATTCTTTTACTAGAAATATCTGTAACAACTTGACCTGTTTGCTGATCGACATAATAGCATCTGCAATTAGGATGTGTATCATCAGGAATTACAGGTCTTAATGGATCATCAATGTCAAATGCTATGCCTGCTAATTCGATACAAACTTTATCATTTACTTTGTTATCTCTTTGAGTTGTATAAACTACTTTTGGTCTATCAGGATCATCTAGTAAATCATAGACACTAATAGCATCAAGGATTCTACTAATTTGACTTAGTTCCATTATTCTTTTGATTCTTAACCATCTTGTCTATGTTGTCTAGTATTTCTAATTTCTTGGCATCAAGTGCAGCCCTAATTGTTTCATTATCAATGGTCCTGGCAGATATAGGGGATTGATTCATTGTTTTGTTAATCTGCTTATTGACAATATCCTGTGGTGTATTTACCGGGACATTTACTTGATTAGGATCTACTGTTGGGTTTGGAGCCTGTGCTAGTTCAGTCTTAAATTCTTCCAAGTTAAGTAAATCAAGTAATTGATCATCAGGCATGTGTGGGAATATTCCTTTTACTCTTAATACTGCATCAACTAGGTCATACCAAGATTCAACAATAATTGGTTCAAATTCTGCTTTAACTCTAACTTGTTTTAATATTTCACCCATTCCCATTTTTCTTAAATTCCTTTCATACCATTGTTGTGATATTAATTCACTAACCCAATCACGTCTTGCTTTTATTACACCTTGCAAGAAGAATTGTATTTTACCAATTAATGTGGCCCTGTTTTGATCTTCCTCTCTACCCAATAAGGCACTAGGAACTGCAAAATTACCAATAATAATTCGTTCATAAAATGATGCTAATTCTGTCATTTCTTTTATTTTTGGATTCAAGTCTAATGATTTAAAATCTACTTCATCATTTGCATCAACAGTAATTGCATTAAAGGCACCACTTTGTAATGAGTTTAAGATTGTATTGGCATCATTTTCTGCCTCGATTTTAGAACGTCCGAGTTTTTTCAAAATAAACATACCATAGCCTGCCCACATGGATGTTGTTATTTCCGGCATATCATATTCTACTATTCTACGCCATGCTCTTGCTGCACCGGCTACTCTTTGAACTTCTGAATATCCATACCACATTGTACGACGTCTAGGTGAATCAGGTCTATTAATGCAGTAAATCATTTCATCAGGTGTAAGTTCATCACTTGGAAATGTTGTTATCACTTTTTCCAATCCCCATGTTTGTTGATCTAAAAATACCCTGCCTAAATCTCTAGGATGAATAATCTTTAATGCTGTTGGCAATCCATTTCCTTCAAAGGCAATAACACATCTGCCAAATACTATTGTCATAGTTATGGCGTCTTTTAGTTTCTTTTCAAAGCCAATTTTTATATCATAGTGAATAAGTTCATTTAATTCATTTTCATATTTCTTTAATTCTTTTTTCTTTTGTTCATCATCCATGCCATTATCATCAATAAGTTCAAAGGTAGGTTTTAGACCGTTTCCAAAAGTATATTCTACAAGTTTATCTATTGTTGCACCACATACTGAGGCACCCCACGCCTCTTCAAAATATTCTAATTCTTCATCTGTATATGCCGGGTTAGAATACATATTCAACATCTTAGAAGCATCTAATCTTTTGCTTGCTGATGCGTAGCCTGATGGAACAATTTTATTATATTTTTTAGCTGTAACTTTCTTGACAGGCATAAGTAAAAATAAAAAAATGGGATTAATAGAACTACTTAGTTCTTTAATTCCTTTTGACAAAGTGTGGCTATGATCTTACCATATTTCCATGTAGAACCAGGATGTTTTCTTTGCCATTTTTCTTTGATTTTCTTCAAGTAATTAAAATCCTCATTGAGCATATTTACTTGATGATGTGTCTCAGATTGATTAGTCATAATATTTAGAAATATTCACGGTATTTATGGTTAATTGATTGAAGCAAGTTAAAATTAAAATATTAATATATTTACAAATATTTCTTTTTATTATGACCTTAGGTGAAATTGAGATCCAGCATAGCCGAATCGCTATTAAGGAAAACTCTAAACAGGAACCCCAAGTTGAAGTTTCTGCCACATCTGTGACAGGTGACAAGTTTCAACTTAAAGAAGATCCTGATGATCTTGAAAGAGTGACAAGCCAGGAACCCCTAGAAGCTTGGGTTGTTAGGACATATTTCTCTGTTAAGAAAAAACTAAAGGAAGAACAATAATTCTTCTATTCCTTTTTTTCTTTTTTATCCATCTTAGTCTTAGTATCTAATAATTGTCTTAATTTCTTAATCCGTTTCTTTTCAATAATTTCAAGCTCTCTAACAAGCCTGTCATATCTAATGACTAAATCCGTCTTTCCCATTCTTGTTTTGTTCATTTATATCTTCCATAACCACTTGTGCCATGACTGTTATTTTTCTAAATGTATTATTATCTTCATCAGGAATTATATTTTTTTTAGCAAATGCAAGTTCAAACCATCCCATAATATGTTTATAGTCATTAAGATTTAATGTAACATCAACACTCATGGCATATAGACCTCACGACTATTTGATTGTAAATGGGTTGGCACCCCTGTTCCATAATCAACATTGTTGCTTGTATTGAATTTTCTGCTTGCTACTTTAGTTTTATTAAAAAATCCATCTGCATTTTTTATGTAATTTCTACCAATAAAACAGGCTAGCATTAATGCCATTACCGTGTCATCATGCTCTTGACCTTCTGCCCTATATGATACATTCCCGGCTTCTGTTATATGTTCACTAAATATTGATATTTGTCTTTTCAATTCTTCAACATCCTTAGTTGTTTTTGATGGAAACTTAATTCTATTGTTTTGAAATAACCTTGCTAAAAACCACACCATCTGATTTTTTGGCATAACACGCCCGGTATTAATTTTTGATTGATCCTTAGTATCTTTTGTTGTAAAGGTTGGAATAAGGTTAGGAATATTATGTCTATATTTGAGTTCTTCAAATACATGTTCACCTGTATTATTAATTTCAACAACATAGAAATCAAACGGTTTTTGTTTATGGATATCTGCAATAAGTTGTTCTACTTCAATGTATTTTCTACCTAACCAAGTCTTAACACCTTTAACATAGATATTATCATTTTTTACTTCAATGCCTACAAATGCAAAACTATCTCGAAGTTTGCCACTATCTATGCCTGCTATTCTCATAATGCTTTGGCCCCACAATTATTACATGTTCCATATCCTTTTGATGCACCATCATTTAATCCCCATGTCCATTTCCATCCTGTATTTTTTTTGCATTTATTACAAGTGTTATAGTTTATTTTTTTCCACCCATACCCATTTGCCTTTATTTTTAGGCTTGTTTAATATTGATAATATTGCATAAGCGTTTGCTAAGGAATAAACTAACTTGGTCCTTGAACTGCCTTTAATGTTTGGATCTAAATATTGTTCAGTTAATAATTTAATATGATCTTCAACTTGTTCTCGTTTAGGCATTTCCCAATCAGGATCATTGAAAGGATTATTCTTTTCTAACCAATCTAAAAACATTTTATATCCTCATATTATCTACCATTTTTTTTAATATTTGATGTTGTGCTTTAAGAGTTTCTTTTATGGCATCCATTTCCTGTTGTTGTTTTTGAAATAAAATATGTAATGATTCTAATTGTGTAGCATTAGATTCTTGTGCAATACTAATTTGGAACAATGTTGGTAAATCATCTGGCTCAATTTTTGATTTATCATCATCTATTGGCATGGTCAATATTCTTCTACCTCATAATCTTCCACACTATCATCTGTAATAACACCAAAGATACTATTTCTAGCACTCGTAAATTGACAGCGATATTCTTGGTCAACATCAATATCAGTTCTCTTTAATTCTTCATCCATTTCTTTTCTTGAATATATCCATCCTATTGCGTGAGTATAATCGTATTGTAATTTCTTAAAGTCGTTTTCAGTCATAGCAATATTATAAAAAAATCCTCTCTGGGATCTTGGTGTTGATACAAGGAATAAATCAGATTTGTTAGTCATAACGATTGGTTCTATTGCATCTAGGACAACACTATCATCTACTATGCCAAAGTGTGCTGCCTCATCAATTAGTATGGCCTTTATCTTTGTATCACCACGAATGGCTTCTGAATTACTTGGTAAGCCTTCAATTTCTGTGCCATTCTTTAATTTTATGAGCAAGTCATTATTTGAGTTAGCAACAGTAGATTGAATTGGTTTAAACATTTGTCTAAGCCTAGTCATTACCTTTTTTGTTGTCTTTTCCCTAGTGCCTGCAATTATCATTATTCTTCCATTTTTGTATTTGTGAAAACATTGGTATTGAATAATCCTTAAGCATATTTCTGTTAATCCTATTTGCCGGGATTTATTCACATGGAATTTTAATTGTTTTGGACTAAATGCCTGTTTAACTAAATCATCTTGATGTGGCATATATTTCATTGGTTGTAGTGTAGCCGGATGCTGAGGAAGTCCTACCTTATGACTAAAGCAACAATTATCTGATTCATTGATTTGACCACAAAAGAATTTTAATTTTGTGATCTCATCACTAGGATCATCTAAACTGATGTTAGCATCAGTTTGAAATGTCGGATAAATGTCCTGTAATTTGTATATCTTTTTGAACATCCCTTTCTATTACCTCTTGTGATGCTGCGTAATATGCAGATAATAATGGTTGCATATTTGTTATTGAATCTAATATTCTTTGTTTTTTTGATATATCCTGTTCTCTATGATAATTCTGCCATGAAAATTTTAATGTTGTTTCTAGCTGATCTATTCTTTCTAGGTGTTGTTCCCATAGCCCTTTCTTTTGTAACTCAAATTTACGTTTATCAGCACTTGCAATAATTTTTCCTTTAAGCCTGTAATATGTTGACCTGTCTATTGGTTTTTTTTTCTTTGGTAAATGACTTCTAACCCATGCTAGTGATTCTGCTTCATTTAGTTTCATGATAATAGTTTGCATAACTAAAACCTCAGTCTCATTTAGTGCCATTTTTTACTCACAAATTGAGACTTTTTGTCTCATTTAGGAACTAATTTTAGAACATGATACTGCCCATTTAGATACATTCTTCATTAAGTTTGGTGGCACTGAATTGCCAATACGAATAAAGCCATCATTCCTTGTAAGGAATTTGAAATTATCTGGAAATGATGCAAGTCTTTTTGCTTCTGATAATGTCAAATATCTGTTTTCTTTAGGATGTGTTAGCATTGAACTATGGCATAATATTGTTGGACAGGGTTGATCCCAAGCTAATCTAGCATGACCAAAATAATGTCCTTTAGGATGATATTTGCTAGCCCTTTCACCTGGCTTAACAACATTCATAATTTTAGCAGTCATATTATCCTCGCTTGTAGGAAGTGTTTCTTTAATTTCTTCTTTAGTATGTTTTAGGTCACTTATGGCCTGTCTAACTGTTATTCTTGGCATTGTGATTAATGGCTTCCATTCTTTGAATTGGTCCTTTCTAATTCCTACAAATATGATTCGCCTTCGTTGTTGAGGCACCTCAAAATTCTGTGCATCTATATCTAGGACACGAATAGTATAGCCTAGTTTTTTCATATTTTTCAAAATGTTATTGAAATATCCCTTAGCCTTTCCACCTATTAATCCCCTAACATTTTCACCTATGAAGATTTTTGGGTTTAATTCCTTGATAAGCCTGATATATTCATAAAACAAATCATCAGATCGTTGTGCTGTAGATTCTGAGGCATGGACATAAGCCTTATTCCATCCCTGTTCTCTTTTCCCTGCCATTGAAAAAGGCGTGCATGGTGGTGAACCATCAAATATGTCTAATTCCCCTTTCTTAAGATTGATCATTTTTAGTATTGATTGGCCGTTAATTTCTCTAATATTCCCCTTAATGATCTTAGTCTTAGGAAAATTCATCTGATATGTTTTTACTGCTTTGGCATCAAAATCAGAAGCAAGTAAAACTTTGAACCCGGCTCTTGTATATCCTAAACATGATCCTCCACATCCTGAAAATGTCGAAACTACATTTACCATTTATAGCCACATTTAGGGCACTCTGAATCTGTTGCTAGTTCATCAACAACTTTGACTTCTGTGCCCTTGAAATCTTCTTCTAGGTTAATCTGAGTATTGAATACTCTTTCAGGTTGAGCAAGTAGTTCTGCAAGAGTTTTTAACTCGCCTGCATTTTTAATCAGTTCAAATTCTAATGTATCTTTTTCAAAATTATGTTCACCTTTGAGTTTATTCATTACTTGTCTTAAGACTTTAGCATCTACTTTTTTAATGTCCAGGACATAAGCCTGTATAGTTTTCTTACCAAGATCCTTGTAAATACGTGCCCTATGTTCACCATCAATAACTGTAAAATCTTTATTTAAAATAACAGGTGTTAAATAACCATATTTTTCCATAGTTGCTTTTAGACCTTCCATTTGTTTATCGGTCATTTTATTAGGATTAGTCTTATCAAATTTTATTTTAGTAACATTAATTTTTTGTAGGGATAATTCCTTAACCATAGAAATATGGAAATAATTCACTCATAAAAGGATAACAAAAATAAAAAA